GTGCACATCCTTTAGTATATGGATCAACAATCTCTAACGTACCAGCAACTCCTGCTGATTTGAACGAAACTTCATTGGAAAATGCTGTTATTCAAATCTCTTTATGGGTTGACGAACGTGGCTTATTGATTGCTGCTAAACCTAAAAAATTAGTACTTCCTCCTGCTCTTCAATTCGTAGCAACTCGTTTGTTAGAAACTGAATTGCGTGTTGGTACAAATGACAATGATGTCAACGCCCTTAAAAACAATGGCTCAATTCCTGGTGGCTATACTATCAACCCTTGGTTGACTGATACAAATGCTTGGTTCTTGATGACTGACGTTCCTAATGGTCTAAAACATTTTGTTAGAACTCCATTAGCTACTTCTATGGACAGTGACTTCGATACGGGCAACTCTCGCTATAAAGCGAGGGAACGCTACAGCTTCGGTTTTAGTGATCCATTAGGTATTTTTGGTTCTGCAGGTTCTTCCTGATAAATCAGTAACTTAGCTTTAATTAAGGGCTCCTTCGGGAGCCTTTTTTATGTGTTTTTATTTTTTAAAACGTTTACTTATTTTATTTTTATGTTATTATAAGCGTTAGGTAAATAATAAAAGAGAATGTGATGCCAAAAGTAATAACCCAAGAAGAATGGTTGTCCAGAGCTATATCAGTTCATGGTGATACATATGATTTAAGTAAAGCTAAATACATGTCTGCTAAAACGCCATTAAGAATAATATGCAGAGAGCACGGGGAGTTTAATCCAACGAGTATTAATTTTATACATAGTGGAACAGGGTGCCCTAAATGTATAGGACGGGGGGCCGATTGGGAAAGTAGATTTAAGGAAGTGCATGGGAGTAGATATGATTATTCTCTAATGAAATATGAAGATAATAAAACACCAGTAAGAATAATATGCAAAGAGCATGGGGAATTTAAACAGTCTCCGGATAACCATTATAGGGGTAAACAAAACTGCCCTATATGTGCAAATGCAGGTATTAGAAAAACAAAACAACTCCCCTTCACTGCAGTTGTTAAGCGGGCAAAGAAGATTCATGGGGTTAAATTTACTTATAGTTGTGATTCTTGGGAAAACTTAAACACGTCTTATATAGATGTGCATTGTGAGCATGGGGTTTTTAAACAAGTTGGGGTTAATCTACTATCTGGTAGGGTATCTTGTCAGAAATGTGGCAATATGAAATCCACTCCAGAACAAGAAGTAGCTGATTACTTAAAATTATATACCCCAATTATACAAAGGGATAGGAAATTAATAGCTCCTAAAGAAGTGGATATATACCTACCTAGTGCTAATTTAGCGGTTGAATTTCATGGAATGTACTGGCACTCACATTTTAATACCAAAGACGAAAAAGATAATAAGAATAAAAGCCACGACAAATACAAAGCATGTGCTGCCAAAGGCATTCGTCTTATAACTATATATGAGACTGAGTGGCAACAAAGACAGCCCCAGATTAAACGGTTATTGCGAAATGCTATAGGCAAAACAAAAGGTAAGTTAATGGCTAGAAAATGTCAAATAGCCCCAGTGTCTACACAAGAGGCCAAGGGGTTTTATGATAGATACCATCCGCAAGGGGGGGACGGAAACGGAAAGCATTATGGATTGTATTGGAAAGGTAAAATAGTTGCGTGTATGAGATTTGCTTTAGGTTCTAATGATAGGGGCAGCAACGCCAACAGAGTTTGGACCCTAGCAAGGTATGCTACACGAGTAAATGTCTTAGGTGGGGCATCTAAGTTATTTAAAGCCTTTGTAAAAGACGAACAGCCAGAGGTAATTAAGTCCTTTTCTGATAACAGATATTTTTCAGGAGGTATGTATGAGCAGTTAGGGTTCACTATGGAGTTAGAATCTCAACCAGACTATCAAGTATGGAGTAATAAACTAGGGTTAAAACCCAAGACACACTATCAGCGTAGAGTTTTACAGAAGAGGTTAAATGACCATAACATTAATGAAACCTATGATAGCCAAATTGACCCTAGAACAGAAAAAGAAATGACATATCTTATGGGCGCAGGGAGAATATATGACTGTGGAAAAAAACGGTGGGTTTGGGTTAAAAATACATTTGACACTACCCCAAAATAAATGCTATAAGAACTGTAAATCTGGGGATTAATTTAACTGCCTACTCGACTGCCCTAGCAGACTCGCACACAACGACAGGCAAACGTGCACTAAGGAATTAAATATGGCATTCTCAACTTTTACTGGTCCAGTTCGTTCAGGTACTGTTAAAAATACTACTGGTACTACTCTAGGTACTATCGACAACACAGGTGTTGTTGTTCTAGTTCAAACTGCAAGCTTAGCTTTAACTACTAGCACTCCTGCTGTATTACCTGCTGGCGCACAAATATTAGACATTCTTATTGACGTCACTACTACTTTTACTACTAGTTCTACTCTTGCTGTAGGTGATGGTACTACTGCCGATGCGTATGTTACTGCTATTACTACTGCGGCTGCAGGTCGTCAAGCCATTACTTTTTCAGGTGCTCAATTAACTGCTATGTCTAATATTGGTACTTCTGATGTAGCTGTTACTGTAACTATGGCCGGCACTACTGCTACTGTAGGGGCGGGTTTTATTACTATTAGATATGCTCAAAGAACATCTGCTGGCTCTGAAGTTCCTGCTTCTGCATAATAATTAATCTGATGGGGGTGAAAGCCCCTTTCTTTAAACTTTAGGAGATTAATTATGGCTATGCAAACAGACGTAAAAAGCACACACTTAAGTGCGGCGGGTAGTATTTATGCTGATAGAACTAGGCTTAAAGGCTATATAGTAGCGCCCGGTATAAGTACAGCATGTACTTATGAGTTTAGAGACGGTGGAGCATCAGGGACTATACTACTTCAAATGGACATCCCCAGTAACTCAAACCCAAACTCTTTTTCTGTTACCATTCCCGGAGAAGGGATACTATTTCTTACCAATATCTATTTAACTTTTAGTGTTGGCTCCGTAGCTGGCATCACAGCTTTTTATGGCTAAGGTATGGAACATCGTAGAGAAGATGATCCGGCAATGCAAACAGTGAGAGAACTTGCTACGCATAGTGCAGATATAAGGCACCTGCAAACTGACATGGATAAAATGACTAAAGACATGGAAGAGATAAAAGATGCTATTAGAGAAATAAGCAAAACTTTATCTGAAGCAAAAGGTGGTTGGAAGTTATTACTAGTAGTCGGTGGTATCGGAGCATCTGTAGCTACGTTTGTTACTTGGGTTATTGATATGGTTAAACACTAATGGCTGCTAAAAAAGCCCCAGTTTTGTCGGTAGGTAGAGGTGAGAAATTACCTGTAGCTAAAGGCGCTGGGTTAACTGCTAAAGGCAGAGCTAAATATAATGCAGCTACAGGCTCTAATCTAAAAGCTCCTCAACCTAGTGGTGGTCCAAGAAAGAAATCGTTCTGTGCTAGAATGTCGGGTATGCCGGGTCCTATGAAAAACGAAAGCGGTAAACCTACACGAAAAGCAGCCTCACTAAAAAGGTGGAATTGTGGTAGTAAATAGATTAGAGGGTAGGTGTTAATATGACACGCCCTTCACGTGGTATTTCCGATATTCAAGAAAAAGCTAGAGGCAAAACTAATATGACCAAGTTAAAAGCGGGCATGTTCCCACTAAAGAAAAAAGATACAATTAAAGCTAAAGTAACTAAACGTGCTCCAACTCCAGACTTAGCCCAATTAGGCGCTATGAGAGGCGCAGCTCCTGCTATGAAGAAAGGCGGTTCTGCTTGCAGAGGTATGTACAAAGGCGGTAGTGTCGATGGCATTACTAAAAAAGGCAAAACTCGTGGGAAGATAATCTAATGGCTACTAAACCTAAACCAAGTAACAAACTAGCACAACCTGCACCTAGACCTAGTAACAAACTAGAACGTGCACCTGCTCCTAAACCAAGTAACAAACTAGAACGTGCACCTGCACCTAAACCTAGTAATGGCTTAACTCGGGCACCTGCACCTGCTCCTAGACCTAGTAACAAACTAGAACGTGCACCTGCACCTAAACCAAGTAACAAACTAGAACGTGCACCTGCATCTAAACCTAGTAATGATTTAGCTCGTGCACCTGCACCTATTAATAAATCGTCAGTTATGCCTTCTGCAGATGGAAGAATTAATACCCCTTTTGTTAATAAATCAGCAGTTATGCCTCCTATGAATAGGTCAGCTATTACTAATGGCCTAACACCTGCGCCTGCTCCTAGACCTAGTAATGATTTAACTCGTGCGCCTATTAATAAATCGTCAGTTATGCCTTCTGCAGATGGAAGAATTAATACCCCTTTTGTTAATAGATCAGCAGTTATGCCTCCTATGAATAGGTCAGCTATTACTAATGGCCTAACACCTGCTCCTGCACCTAGACCGACTAACACTTTAACTCCTGCTCCTGCTCCTGCTCCTGCTCCTGCTCCTGCTCCTGCTCCTGCTCCTGCTCCTGCTCCTGCTCCTGCTCCTACTGCTGTTGGGGGTAATACGGGTGCTGCTTCACCTGCTTCATGGAAAAGGGGCGGTAAAGTTAAAACTAAATGCTACGCTAAAGGGGGTTCTGTTAGAACTTCTGCTTCTTCAAGAGGAGATGGCTGTGCCACTAAAGGTCATACTAGAGGAACAATGCGCTAATGGCTGAGAAAAAAGATATAAGTGTAGAAAAGAAACAAGCTAAAACTGCTGTAGGTCAAGCTGATATTGTTAGAGAAGCGATTGAAAAGCGGAATAAGTACGAGTCAGAGACAGCGGATAAGTTTGGTTTAGGCGACTCACCTAGTAAAGACTTTAGTGGTTCTGATTACTATAAAGGTAAAAAAGCTGGTGGGTCTTGTGGCTACGCTAACGGCGGCTCTGCTTCTTTACGTGGCGATGGTTGTGCTACTAAAGGACACACAAAAGGTAGGTTAATCTAATGGCTAATGAATCTAAACGCTACGTTCAACGTGGTACCACCGTTGCGGATAAAGCAAAGCTTAAATATAACCCTACGGCGCTTAAAGACGAACCAACGGTGTCAAGAAATAAGTCTCTTTCATTTAGAGAGGACTTGAGTCCAAAAACTAGCACGGGAGGAAGCGGGGGTTCAAACCTTATTCCTCGTAATAAAGTAGACATGGCCTCTGGTAACCGTAATATAGGTAGCCAGGCATCTAATGCTAAAAACATAGTTCCTAGAGGCACAAGCCAACCAGGGCCTGTAAGACCGGAAACTCCAAGTTCTGCTAGAACTATGAAAGATGTACAAGGATCAAGCAGAACAGTAAATAAAGCCCTTCCTAAAGGTTCTGTAGGTAGTACAGCGAGTAAAATTGGAAGAGGAGCTGCATTAGGTAGAACGGGAACTGGGATAGGTGCTCTTCTATATTCTAAAAATGCAGGTGAAGGCAGTGACTTTAAAGGAAAAGATCGTCCAGCTCCTTACTCAGGATTAAAGCTAACAGGGTATGATATCCCAAAAGACTTTGGTATGAAAAATCCATCTGAAGGTTGGGAAGATAAAAAACAAGAAGCACCTAAATCAGCGCCTAAAGCAATGGTTAAATCTGCGCCTAAAGGTGAATCACAGTCTAGTAAAGATGATAGGTGGAAAGCCTATGAACATGACAATCCAGGAATGAAGAAAGGCGGCTCTGCTTGTAAAGGCTACGCTAAAGGCGGTTCTGTTAAGTCATCAGCTTCTTCTCGTGGTGATGGATGTGCTACTAAGGGCCATACTAGAGGAGCAATGCGCTAATGGCTGGGGGAGGACAAGGTTACGCAGATGGTGGTATTATTGGTCAAGGGTTTGGAGGCCCACAACCTCCACAGTTAGGGCAAGCAAATCCTGTTCCACAGTTTAATACTCAGAGCTCGTATAATAACTACGCCTCCCCTAACCAAGGACTAATGGACTACCCACAACAAGGGCAGCCTAATCAACCTCTTACTCCAAATGTACCCCCAGTGCAAAACAGTCCTAGTATGGGGATGAACCCCTCAAGTACTAATATGGGGTTTGATAATAGTGGTAGTGATGCAGGTGTAGGTGGGCAACCAGTAGGTCAAATGCAAACACCTCTACAAGGACAGCCTCCAAGTATGTCACAATACATGTCCCCACAAGGCTTACAAATTCAGGGCAACCCAACTTCGATGCCTGTACAACGACAACAACAAAGGTAGCTATCTATGAGCACTTCAGGTCTTACTACATTTAACCCAGATATAGCTGAGATAATGGAAGAAGCCTACGAACGTGTAGGTGTAGAAATCCGCACAGGCTACCAGTTTAGAACAGCTAGAAGGTCGTTAAATTACTTGTTGGCTTCTTGGGCTAACAAAGGTCTTAATCTATGGACTATTGAGCAGGGCGAAGTTACTCTGTTAGTAGGGGTAGGTACTTATAATTTGCCTGATGATACTATTGACTTAATAGAGACTGTAATACGCCAGAACCCCGGCAGTACTGCTAATCAAGTTGATCTTCAAATAGCACGTATAAGTGTTTCTACATACGCAACAATACCAAACAAGTTGGCTCAAGGCCGTCCTATACAGATTTTTGTTGATAGACAGTCTCCTACACCTACCGCTAAGATATGGCCTCTACCTAGTCAACTAGGATACACTTTGGTCTATTGGCGCTTACGTAGAATACAAGACGCAGGACAAGGCGGTGTAAACACACTTGATATCCCTTTTAGATTCTTAGAAGCTATGACTGCTGGACTGGCTTATAGTTTAGCTCTTAAAACACCTGAAGCAGAAAACAAGATTCCTATGCTTAAACAACTCTATGAAGAGGCTTTTGAATTGGCGGCTGATGAAGATCGTCAACGAGTATCTTTTAGATTTGTACCTAATATAGGTAGCGTAGGTGGTGGAGGCTGGTAAATGGGTACTAAATTTGCTGGAGAAAAGATAGCCCATGCGTTTTGTGATAGGTGCAGTTTTAGGTACCCTCTAAAGAAACTACGTACCTATGTTATTATAGGTAAACGCATAAACATGCGTGTGTGTCCAGAGTGTATGGACAAAGTTGGTGGCGACCACCCACAAAACTGGGTAGGTATAATAGGTGCTCAAAAGGTAGCAAATGACCCACAAGCTCTACGCAACCCAAGACCAGATACGAATTTAAATGCCTCTAGAGGTTTATTTGCTTTTAACCCTGTGGCAACACAGACTATTACCACCACATTGAATGATGTGTTTATTACAATTACTTGAGGTATAATATGGCACAGTTTGAAGGTTCTTCTAAAGATGTTAAAGAAGACAAAAAATTAGCAAAAAAGAACAAGATGTCTATGTCGGATTGGGAAAAGAGCCCAAAAGACGCTAAACACGACAAACAGAAATCTATGAAGGGTCTTAAGAAAGGTGGTATTACATCTATGGACGCTAAAAAGATGGGCCGTAACTTAGCTCGTGTGGCTAACCAAAAGAGCACTGGAAGAGGTAGATAATGGCTAAGCAACATATTGAAGGGTCTGCTGAATACAAGGGGGTTAAATCTATACCTACTCCTGTAGGCAACGGCTACCCTGTTAAGATAGACAATAAGAAAACTATTAAAGTACGTGGTACTGGTGCAGCTATTAGAGGCACTATGGCTACAAGCAAAATGGGCTAAGCTATGACTTACACTGAGTTGAAAACTGCTATACAACAATATCTTATGGTGGAGTATGTCGGTGACGGCGCTGAACCTACTTTTGTTGCAAACATTGACAACTTTATTCAGAACACTGAGATTATCATTAATAATACAGTACAGCTACCTGCTTTTCGGGTAAATGTACTTGGGGCTCTGACTACTGGAAACCCCTATTTAACCCTACCGTCTGACTTCTTGTCTATATTTTCTTTAGCTGTTATACCATCAGTTACAATTAATTTAGTCCCTACTCCTACGTATCAGTATCTATTAAACAAGGATGTTAACTATATAAGAGAAGCGTTTCCTTATCCTTCAGTGGAGGGGATACCCCAGTACTATAGCCTTTTTGATAATAATACTTTCTTAATAGGGCCTACTCCTGATGTTAATTATAATGTAGAGATGCACTATTACGCCTACCCAGAATCTATTGTAGATGCGGCTTCTGGAACTACTTGGGTAAGCACAGAGTTTCCTAACGCTTTACTTTGGGGGTCTTTAGTTGAAGGATACATATTCTTAAAAGGTGAGACAGAGTTAGTTAAAACATACCAAGCTAAGTTTGACCAAGTTATGGCTGAAGTTAAACAACTAGGCGATGGAAAGAATAGACAAGACTCCTACAGAGTTACTCAAGTACGAGATAAGGTAATCTAATATGGCTATTACTCAATCGTTATGCGATTCATTTAAAACAGAGTTATTAGCAGCGGTACACGACTTTACCCCAATTACAGGGGATACATTTAAAGTAGCTTTGTACACTTCAGCAGCGGAATTAAACTCAAATACTACGGTGTATACGATTATAGGTGAAGTAGTAGGGTCAGGATATGTCGCAGGAGGAAACACTCTAACAGGTCAAAGTATATCTCTTTCAGGTACAACTGCATTTGTGTCTTTTACTAATAGTTTATGGTTGAGCTCTACATTAACTGCATCAGGGGCGCTTATTTATAACTCTACAAACGCTAATAAAGCGGTGGCTGTTTTAAATTTTGGCGGGCCATTCTCATCTACTAATAACACATTTACAGTAACTTTCCCACCAGCTACAGCTACAACGGCTGTAATTATAATTTCTTAGGGGTTTTAAATGCATATTGAAAAAACAAATATAGGGGATACCTGCTCTGCCTCAGTAGATCGTGGAGCAAGTTATGAAGAGTCTATGAGTTTACACGGAACTTATGAAGTAGTATGCCATGACAAATTTGGTGTTATTAAATGGGCTGATGTAATTGGCAACTTAGTTACCACTGTCGGTAAAGACTCTACTATGGACACCATGCTAGGCAATGTCGCTGTAGGCGCAGTTGTTATGGGTCTTAAAGGCACAGGTACTGCTCTTGTAACCGATACTCAAGCATCACATACTTGGCTAGAAGTAGGGCTTGCTAACTTACCTACTTATTCTGGTAATCGCCCAACACCAACATTTAGTGCAGCAGCAGCAGGAGTTAAAGCTACTTCTACTCCGGTTGTATTTACAATGACAGGCTCTGGTACTATTGCTGGATGCTTTATTAACTTAGGCGGCTCAGCTACTATTGATAACACAACAGGTGTGTTGTTTAGTGCGGGTGACTTTACTGCAGGGTCTAAAATTGTAACGTCAGGCGATACGCTCAGTGTAAGTTACTCAGCAACCGCAGCTTAAGGAATAACTATGGCCCTCGCATTATATGATCGGGTAAAAGAAACAACTACTGTAACAGGTACAGGTACGGCGACTCTATTGGGCGCAACCACAGGGTTTCAGTCTTTTGCTGTTGTAGGTAACGCTAACACTACGTATTACTGTATTGCTGACCAAGGTGGGGCTAATTGGGAAGTAGGTATTGGTACTTATACGGCTTCAGGAACTACACTTGCTCGTACCACAGTCTTATCTTCTTCCAATGCGGATGCGTTAGTAACATTTACTGCTGGTGTTAAAGACGTATTTGTAACATATCCTTCTTCAAAAGGTCTATGGAAAGATGCTTCAGGTAACGCTATTGGTCTTGGTACCCCTGCTTCAGGTGTAGTTACAAATTTAACTGGTACTGCGTCAATAAATATTAATGGAACTGTCGGTGCGACTACTGCAACTACAGGTGCTTTTACTACCTTAGCCTACACAGGCACACTTACAGGTGGCACAGGCGTAGTTGCAATAGGTACAAACCAGATATACAAAGATGCATCAGGCAACGTGGGGATTGGGACGAGTAGTCCTACAGCAAAAGCACAAATTGGTGATTCAACAGTAGTAACTACTAATCGTCTTGTTTTTGGTAAAGCCCAAACTGCATCTGAGTCAAATTTACCTGCTATTGGACAACAATCAGCAGGAGTAGGAAATGACCTTGCTTTAGCTGCTACATCTACTTCAGGGAATGTTCGTCTTTATACTGGTGCGTCTACTAATAGCGGTGAAATTGGTACTGGTTCTAACGCAGAACGCATGCGCATCGACTCCTCCGGCAACGTAACTCTACAAAAGAACATCTCTGTAGGAGCAGCTGCACCAACAACAGTTGGAACAGGAATAACCTTCCCTGCGGCAGTAGATGTAAGTTCAAATGCAAATACGCTGGATGACTATGAAGAAGGAACTTGGACTCCAACCTATGTAAACTTCACTATCACATCAGGAACTTCTGAAGCTAGATATACAAAAGTAGGTAGAGTAATAACCGCAAACATATGGATTAACGCAACGTCTGTGTCTTGCCTTACTAATGCAACTTTCACTTTACCGATTGCCGCTGTTTCGTACTCCGCAGGAAGTGCGGTATCGTCAACCGCAGTTAGCGGTATCCAAATAACAGGAAGCACAACGGGGGTTGTAAGAGTAGCTATAGCTGCGACTGGAAATTTAGCCCTCACTGTTACTTATCAACTTGCATCATAGGAATAAAAATGGCAATCATAGAACAAAGAATATTATCACAAGTCAACGCACTACCTGATCTGCAAGTTTTTAACGTGCAATGGACAAATCAAATCATAAAAGACGGTGAGATTATCGCTTCAACTTATGAGCGTAAATGTTACGCCCTAGAACAAAAAGACGAGTTCCTTGTTGAAGTAACAGGCGCTGTTGACTATGCAAAAGCGATTGGCTGGGCGTAATGAAAATAGAATGGTCTGAGGCTTCTACAAAACGAGGTATTATATGGGTCGCAACTGCTGTAATAGGGAGTGTATTCATATTCTTAGGTAAGCCTATAGACCAACTTTTATTACTCGCTGGTGGGGTTGCTGGTGGTCTTGGCGTGATACTAAAAGACTGATGTTTGCTATAACTACATTTGCACAGTCTACGTTTGCTGGATTAGGCATTATTGATTATGTTGATAGTGTTAACGAGACTATAACTTTAACAAATGTACAAACAAGCTCCGCTCAGTTTGTAGGAACACAAGATAACACTCAAACTTTAACAAATGTACAAACTGGACTTGCAGGGTTTTTAGGAAGTTTAACTGAAACTCAAACATTAAGTAATGTAGAAACAGCTGTACAAAACTTCCCTGTAACTGAGAGCAGTAGTGCTGTAACACTAAGTACACTAGAAAATGTAATTGCAGCTTTTGTAGGAACACAAGCTAATAGTCAAACTCTAACCGATAGTCAAGTTGGTGGGCTTCAGTATGCTGTTTCTCAAGTTGAGACTATTACTTTAACAAATGTACAAACTGGACTTGCCGGGTTTGTAGGCATAAGTGTAGAGCCTTTAAGCTTATCTTCTATTGAGTCAGTTTTAGCTCAATTTAAACCTAGTTGTTTAGAGCAAGTTGTGTTATCTGACTCCCAGTATGCCAGAGGGTGGTTTAAAATAGACGATACTCAAGGACAGTTTCAACCACAAACATATAGCACAGAAAGTTTTGCTGAATTAGCATTTGCTGAATCAAGTGGTAAACTACCGTTAGTAAGTATAGGGTGGATATCTGTAGATGACAATCAAGCAACATCATGGACTGCGGTAAATGATTCCCAAACGGTTAACTGGACCCCTGTAAACGATACTCAATAAAGGATAATTTTATGGCTTCAACATTTTCACCTAACCTACGTATAGAGCTCATCGCTGTTGGTGAACAAGCTAACACATGGGGTGGTACAACTAATACTAATCTTGGAACCCTACTTGAACAAGCTATTACAGGAGGAGTATCTATTAATGTAACAGCAGGTAATGTTACGCTAACCGCTCTAGATGGTGCGTCAGATCAATCCCGTCCGATGGTAATTATAGCTACTGGAACGCCCGGTGTTACTCGTACTATAACCGCCCCTGCAAAAGGCAAAGTTTACATCGTATATAATAATTCAAATGCTTCTCTTAACTTTATTGCCTCTGGTGGTGGTGGTGTTACTTTAATTGCTGGAGCTAAGAAGTTTATTTACTGTGATTCAATTAATTTCTACGAAGCGATTAATGCCCTAACAGTTACAAGCGGTACTATAGACGGCACTACAATAGGTGCTACTACAGCGACTACAGGCAGATTCACTACGGTACAATCTACCGTTACTACAGGCACAGCACCTTTTGTGGTGGCGTCTACTACAGCGGTAGCAAATCTAACAGCAAGTAATGTAACTACTAATGCTGATCTTACAGGTATGGTAACTTCTGTTGGTAATGCCGCTACTGTAGTAACTAATGCTAATCTTACTGGTGCAGTTACTTCTGTTGGTAATGCAACCTTGTTAGGGTCTTTTACTTCAGCTCAACTTGCCACTGCTTTAACAAACGAAACAGGCTCAGGGTCTGCTGTATTTTCAATAAGCCCTACATTTACAGGCACAGTTAATACAGCCGCCCTAACAGCAGCAGGTGCGGTTACTATCACAGGTGCATTTGCATTAAGAGGTTCATATGGCGCTGGTGCTGATGCAAGTAGCTTTGCAGCGGGTGATCGGGCTTTAGATTCTAACACCACAGGGTCTGATAACACAGCTGTAGGCGTAGATGCTCTTACAGCAAACACCACAGGAAATAGCAATGTAGCAGTGGGGTTTTACGCACTTAAATCTAACACAGTTGGTGTATATAATGTAGGAGTTGGATATGCACTTATCGCTAACACTACAGGTAGTAGCAATACAGCTATAGGTGGATATGCCCTTTCCGCTAACACTACAGGACAAAATAATACATCAGTAGGGGGATCATCCATGCTGAACAGCACGACAGGATCAAATAATACAGCAGTTGGATCAACCGCCCTAAGTAACAACACCACAGGAACCTTCAACACATCAATGGGGGTAAATTCGCTTACTAGTAGCACTAATGGTTCTTTTAATACAGCAATAGGTGATTACGCTCTCTCTAACAACACTACAGGAAGTTACAATACAGCTGTAGGTGATGATGCGGGTTTAGGATTAACGACTGGTTCATACAACCAAGTATTTGGCAATGGAATTACACTTGGTACTGCTTCAACAGGTAGAATAGGTATTGGTAGTTTATTTACTCACCCTACAAATAATGCGGTTGTTATTGGTAACGGTACAAATCGAATTTCTAATTCTTATACAGTAAATGCTACATGGGCATTTTCATCTGATGAGCGTATTAAGAATGTAATTGGAAAAGATACACTGGGGCTAACATTTATTAATGACCTAGAACCAGTAACGTACCGCTGGAAACCTTCTAATGAAATCCCTAAAGAATTAACAGCGCATTACGCTGAAAAGAATGTGCAAGATACCAATGTAGTAATGCACGGTCTTATAGCTCAAAATGTAAAAGCAGCCCTTGATAAAGCAGGTGTAGACACATTTACTGGATGGTCAGAAGATGAAGATGGTACACAACGCCTTGGTATGGCAGATTTAATTACCCCTATGATTAACGCAATCAAAGAGCTAACTGCTCGGTTAGAAGCCTTAGAAGGAAAGCTATAATGTTAGAAATTAATCCAGCACAACAATACCTATCAACTATGGATTCAGTAAATCTTATTAATGGTGTTAAACATGAAAAAATGTCAGATGCTCAATGGGCTGATTGCATAAAAAGAAACAAAGAACATATTGAAATTATGTTAACCAAAGACTTCTGGACAACTGAAGATTTAACACCTTTTAGGGAGGCAGTTAAATGAAAATAGAATGGTCTGAAGCGTCAACAAAACGAGGCATTATCTGGGTAGTGACTGCTGTAGTAGGAGCAGTATTTATATTCTTAGGTAAGCCTATAGACCAACTTTTATTACTTGATGGCGGTGTTGCTGGTGGTCTTGGCATGATACTAAAAGACTGATAGGATAAATAGATAATGGAAACGTCTAGCAAGGGTGTAGCTCTTATTAAAGAGTTTGAAAGCTTTAGAGCGGCGCCTTATCTTTGTGCCGCAGGTGTACCTACTATAGGCTGGGGGACTACTCGATACCCTGATGGGAAAGCTGTTAAACTCTCAGACCCTAAAATAACAGAGGCTGTAGGAGATATGTACTTGCACCATGACATAGCTACTTTTGAAAAGGTGGTTAATAAAGTGCTTACTATACCTGTACAACAAAGTCAATTTGATGCTTGTGTATCGCTATGTTACAATATCGGTCAAGGAAACTTTACATCTTCCACTTTAGTAAAAATGTTAAACGCAGGAACTGCACCAGACCTAATAGCTCCGCAGTTTCTTCGCTGGGATAAAGCCAAAGGTAAGTCATTAGCGGGTCTAACACGTAGACGTAAAGCTGAGATGGCACTTTTTTTAACTAGCACTGCATAGAATTATTTAGGGGTTGATGGATGGCTTTACAATATCTTCAGTTTAGACCCGGAGTCTCCAGAGAGTCTACAAACCTTGCCAATACTGGTGGGTTCTACGCATGTCAATGGGTACGGTTTAGAAGTGGTTCTCCTGAAAAGATAAATGGTTGGGTCTCACCTACTACAAATACCTATGTAGGAACGTGTCGTAGCTTAGTAGAATGGGTAGCCCTTAATGGCAACTATATTGTTGGTTTGGGAACTAATTTAAAATACTATCTGTATATAGGTGGTGTTTACTTCGACATTACTCCTATCCGCTTATCAAGCAACCTTGCGGCTAACCCTTTTTACCCTATATATTCTACGCTTTCAGCGGGTATTTCAGCTACTGATACAACCATATCTGTCACTAGTGGCACTTCGTTTACCTATGCTTACCCTTATACAATTACTATAGACTCTGAAGACATTTACGTTACTTCTGCGGCTGTAAATACCCTATCAACATGTATTCGTGGGTATAACGGAACAACAGCGGCGGTTCACAGTATCAGTGCAGTAGTATCAAGCCCTTATTTAATAGTAGCAAGTACAGCTAACGCAGCTTACATAGGGGATTATGTAACTTTTTCAGGTGCTACATCTTTTGGTCCTTACAGTACAGCTGTCCTCAATGCCGAGTACACAGTAGCCTCGCAATCAACAAACTACATTTGTATTTACACAGGGATACAGTCAACAGCTGTTACTAATGGAGGCGGTAGTGCGCCTGTTGTGGCTGAGTACCAAATTCACGTAGGTCAAGCAGTTGCTACTTTTGGTAATGGTTGGGGTGTTGGTCCTTGGGGACAACATCGTAAATGGGGGGAACCATACCCCTCTACTTATGAACTACAAGGACTTCGCTTATGGAGTGCAGATAACTTCGGTCAAGATTTAGTATATAACGTCCGTGATGGTGGGGTATATTACTGGTCCGCCACAACCTATTTAACTTCTAGTGGGCAGGTTACAGGACGAGGTGTAGATATAACAGCCTTGGTTGGAACTGATGGTCAAGCGCCTAATGTAGCGGCTAGAGTATTTGTAACAGAAGAGCGCCATATACTAGCGCTAGGAGCAAATGACCCTTACGCCACAGCTCCTACACTTACTACAGATCAAGACCCCATGCTTGTTAGGTGGTGCAGTCAAGGAAACCCTCTAGTATGGACCCCCGCTGTAACAAATACTGCAGGTAGTCAACGTCTAGTTTATGGTAGTGCTCTCATTACATCAGAAAAAACAAGACAAGAGACCCTGATATGGTCTGATAGTGCCTTATACTCCATGCGCTATTTAGGCCCCCCTTATACATTTGGGTTTTCTACTCTGTCTAATGAGGTATCCATAGCCTCTCCTAATAGCGCAATAACAGCCAACGGTATAACTTATTGGATGGGTAATGATAAATTCTATGCTTATTCCGGTAGAGTGGATACCCTTCCCTGTGCCTTACGTCAGTACGTTTTTGATGACTTTAACTTATCACAGTCAGATCAGGTTTGTGCAGGGACTAACGAGAAATACAATGAGGTGTGGTGGTTTTACCCTTCTAGTACATCTGATTATAATGATAGATATGTTGTTTATAACTACTTAGAAAAACTTTGGTATTATGGCGATATAGCTAGGACGGCATGGTTAGATTCTCATATTTTAGGGTTTCCTTGGGCAGCTTACAATAACATACTAGTACAACATGAAAACGGTACTAATGATGGGTCAATTAACCCACCTGCTGGAATACCCGCTTACATTGAGAGTGCTGACTTTGATATAGGTGAAGGGGATAAATTCTCAGCGGTTAATAGGGTTGTTCCTGACGTTGATTTTATTGGTTCTGTTATTACTAACCCTTCTGTTACTATGACTATATCTACCCGCAACTTTCCGGGTCAAGGGTTCTTTATTAATGACGATGTAGCTAATGTATCAGGGACTAAAGCCACTACTCAGGTGTATGATTATACTAATCAAGTATTCTTAAGGTTACGTGGTAGGCAGGTTGCTTTTAGAATAAGTAGTTCAGCAGCAGGTGTAAAATGGCAGTTAGGTGTTCCTCGTTTGGACATTTCTCCTGATGGAAATAGATCGTGATGTATACTGATTATAAGTGTATACTAATACCTTTTACGTACATAAGGGGTATTCTAATGGGTACAAGTATAGATAAATCTGGGGTAGTATTTGGTAAACTGACGGTAGTAAAACCTGCAGGGTATAATAGGCATAAACAGAAAATGTGGCTATGCCAATGCGAGTGTGGAAAAACTTCAACAGTTTGTGGAGGAAGCCTAACTACAGGAAACACTAAGTCTTGTGGGTGTGAAGGAGGGTATTTTAAACATGGAGGGTGGTTAAAGAGCTCGTATAACACATGGAGGGCCATGCGGCGCAGATGTAATAACCCTAAGGATAAAGACTATTCTAAATACGGTGGCGCAGGGGTTATATACCAAGAAAGTTGGGACGATTATTTAGCATTTGAGGCAGATATGGGGGAGCCAGAGGGTAATAAAACTTTGCATAGAGTGAACCCTTATGGTAATTATACAAAAGAAAACTGCGTATGGGCATCTCCAACTCAACAAGCGAGGGCAATTAGGGTGCCTAGAAATAACAAAACAGGGTATACAGGGGTACGTAGTATAAAAGATTACTATATGGCACAAGTAACAACTAAAGGGAAAAAGTTTTATGGCAAAAAAAGATACTCATTAGAAGACGCCGTAGCTGATAGAAAAGAATTAGAGCTATTACATTGGAGTGGGACTTAACAATGGCTAACAATAATAGAGTTCCTTCTCCAGTACTTGCACTACCGCCGTTAGAGTATGATGTGCAGTACATGAACAATATGATACGCTTGTTAAATTACTTTATAGAACAGCAAGACAATCCGGGTAGTATGCGAGGAACAGACCTTGTTCTTACTTTAACAAACAATACCATTACCCAGCCTGTAGCATCCATAGTGCATATAACAGACCCGCTCAGTGCCTTAGTAAATAAAACGGTTGTTAATATCGTAGACCTTCCAACTGCGGCTACTGGGTTAGTTTCTGGTGATGTTTGGAATAGTGCTGGCACCCTTAAAATTGTATAGAGAATACATATGGCATATAACACAACTGCAAAAGGCTTATCATCTCTAGGACGTCACGGAGACAACACGCTCTTACATGTTAGCGAAGACGAACTGGCTGGACTTCAATCACTAATAGGTCACAAACTGCCAACCAACCCAGATACAGGGCTGCAAGAGGCGTTTGACTTAAAGAACATAATAGCCATGCTAGGCATAGGTGCCCTTGGTGCGTTTACAGGCGGTGCAGGGGCAGCAGCGTTAGGTGGTGGAGGTATGGGGGCTCTTGGAGGTACTGCCATTGGTGCAGGTACTGGTGCTTTAGCTGGTGGAGCGTTGAGTGCAGCTCAAGGTAAAGGCTTCGGTGCAGGTGCATTAGGCGGTGCTATTTCTGGAGGTATGGGCGGTTTTGGTGGTAGTAATTTGCCGGGGACTACTCCTTTAGTAGGTACAGATGGGGTGTCTACTGCACCTGCAGTGGAAGGAAGCCTTACAAAAAGTATGGTTGGGCCAGAAAGGTCAATGATGGATGTAGGTACGGACGCTCTTAAAAATCAAGGCTCCGCTATGTTTGCTAATAAAGATGTTATGTGGGACTGGGGTAAACAAGCTGGCATGGGGGCTCTTTTAGGCTCTGGTGCTCAAGGTATGGTAGAACAGAACCAAGCTATGGCTACTCAAATGCGCAATGAAAAGTTAGCAGCGCAAGCTAATGAGCAACAACAACAAGATTATTTTAAAGACTTAGGCTACCCATTAGCACCCCTTTCTACCCTTAATAACCCCAATAACCAAGCACAATTTGATTATTATAAAAACATAATTAGTCCTAAATCTGGATACTCTGTTGGGGGCCCTGTATCTATGACTATACCTATGGATGGTGTACCTGTAACGGCTACATTCCCAGAAAAATACGCCTCTGAGCTAAAACAGTTAAATATCCCACAAGAAATTAATGAAGCTAAAAGTGTAATCCAAAAAGATGTGGGTATGGCAAATGGGGGGTATATCAACACTCAACCTGTTAACCCAAATAACACCTACCCACAGTCTCAAATACCTAGTGCTCAACCCTATGCTGCAACTACCCCACAACGTCATGAAGTACTAGACTACTATAAGGACGGCGGTTTTTTAGACGGCCCCGGTGATGGTATGTCTGATGATATTGCAGCTAATATAGACGGTGAAGAAGAGATTAGACTAGCTGATGGAGAGTTTGTTGTACCGCCTGATCTAGTGCGTATGCTAGGCTTTGGTGATCCTGAAGAAGGGGCTAAGTTGTTAGACAAATTACTGCCTATAGTACGTCAAGCTTCTCATGGTAAGAAAGAACAGATTAAACAAGATGCAGGTAAGTTGGCTGCTGAAAAGATGTTAGCTAGAGCAATGCAAAACAACGCATGAACTCCGTTCAAACCCAAGGGGCTATAAATTCTATTGACGAGCTGGCTGTGTGTATACAGGCTAAAGTGGACAGTGGCGAACTGCAAGGTGTAGAAACGCCCTTAACTCACTATCATACAAAAGACTTATATGGGCGGAGGATCATTGTCCCCGCAGGGTGCTTTTTTACAACTGCAGTTCACAAAGTAGATCACATATCTGTGGCTTTAAGAGGTCGTATTACCATGCTAAATGCTGCTGGTGAATCTCAAGAAGTTGTAGCCCCTGATATGTTTGTAACACCTGCTGGAACACACCGTGTAGTATATGTACATGAAGAAGTAGAATTTGCTACTATACACTCGTGCACTGAACAGGATGATACTAAAGTGGCTGATGTTTTGACCTTTAACACAATGGCAGAGTACCAACAGTACGACTACATACAAGCTATTACCGAAGGTGGGTTCTCTGATGCAGAAGCCCGTAGACTATCAGAAAATTTAGAAGATCAGATACCTATGCCAAAGAGTGAAAAACTAACTTATATCTCCCCTTCCTCTATTGAGGGTCAAGGGGTATTTGCTTCTGAAGATATAGCTAGTGGTGCACGTATAGCACCCGGACGTATTGGACCTTTTAGAACCTCTGTTGGAAGATATGCTAATCATAGCTCTTTCCCTAATACACAGTATCTACTCGCTGGAGATAATATTGACATGTACGCCTTAAAAGATATCCGTGAGAATGAAGAACTTACTGTGGATTACAGACAAGCTAACCAAGTAAGACTAGGAGCAGAACAATGAGTTTCTTAGTATCGGCAGCAGCATCAGCGGCAACAGCGGCGGCAACAGCAGGTACGGCAGCGGCAGCGGCAACTACTATAGGGGCAGCAGCGGCGGCAGCGGGGGCGGGGACCGCAGGAGCAGTTGGAGGGTTAGCCGCAGGTATTGGAGCGGGGGCGGCAACAGCAGGGGCATTAGGAGCGGGGGTAGGGGCTATTTCTGCAGCGGCTCAAGGACAGGATGTGGGTAAAGGCGCCCTTATGGGGGCAGCTGGCGGTGTTGCTACCGCAGGGGTTGCTGGTGGTGTGGGTGCTGCTTTAGGTCCAGCCGCAGTAGGGGGAACCCAAGCTGCTATTCAAGGAGCAGCCCAAGGAATAGGTAATGTAGCCGCAGGTGCTGCAGGAGGTGCTACAAGTGCAGCTGTAGGAGGAAATGACGTAGGTAAAGGGGCTTTGGTAGGAGCAGGTACAGCCGCAGCAGCATCCGCTGCAAGTGGGTTAGCAGGTGGTGTATCCGCTCCTACAGGAGATTTAGCTACCGTTGCTGGAGGTACTCCGATTTCTGCCGATCCTTTAGGGTCTATGTCAAACATTTCTAATACGGGTACTGTAGGTACAGGAGCCACATCTGTACAACCCACAGGGATTATGAATACCGCCGCTCAAGGACTAACTAATTTAGCAGGGTCTCCTATAACAGGGGAAGGTTTAAGTGCAGGACTTAAAGGTTTAGGAGCAGGGGCTATTGCGGATTACGCTGGTACTGGTATGGTAAATGCCGATGAAGCGGCAGATAAAGCCGCTAAGGAAGACGCCTTAAGAGCGGGTGAATTTGCAAATAAGGATCAGGCAGGTATGGAAAATTTAAGAGGTTTAGGTTTTGGGTCTCCTTCAGGCCCATTAGGTGGTCTTGGAAGTATTGGTAAAGCTACTGGTGGTCTTACAGCCCTTGCGCATGGAGGTCAAATTCCTCTTAAAGACGGTGCTTATATTATCCCCGCTGATGTAGTTAGTGCTTTGGGTAATGGCTCCTCTAAAGCGGGTGCAGAGTTCTTAAGACATCTTATGATGGAAGTACGCAAAGAGTCTGTTAATATCCAAGGGTTAGGAGCGGCTAAAAACCATGCTGCTTAAAGTACAACAAGTACCTATAGAGTACGTGAACCAGATATGGGATAAGGTTGAGGGTTACTTAGCTGCAGCTCTTGAGTATTCTTCTGGGGACTACTCTATAAGTGACTTAAAAGTCATGGTAGTACAAGGGTCTTGGCAACTTATTGTTGCTACTGATGAAGAAAATACTATACATGGAGCCTTAGTTGTGTCTTATTTTAATAGACCTGCTGACAGAGTTGGATTTGTAGTGGCTATTGGTGGTAAACTAGTATCTAACAGAGCTACATGGGCTCAATTTGAAGACATACTCCGGTCAAACGGTGCTACTTATTTAGAAGGTGCGGGTCGTGAATCTATAGTTAAGCTATGGTCTCGATACGACATGAAGCAAAAATATATAATTACAGGTAAATCCCTATGATATTTAAACCAAGTAGTCTTCACAAATTATTCTTTACGTACATCTGCCCTAGATTCTATGGTGGTGCACCAGCAACGCCTTCAAACACTACATCTACTCAGACTATCAACCAGTCTCCGTGGCAGAACCCAGTATACCAAGCTCTTATGTTAGGGACTGCGGATAAACCCGGACCAATTACTAGTATGCTACGCTCTAGTGCTGAACAAACAGCCGCATGGGACGCCATGAAAGCGGGGGGATATTCACCTGTCCCTATACAAAATCAATATACTGAGCCCTATACACCTCCGGTATCAGCCCCGACTGCCCCTACAGCACCAAAAGCAGCTCAAGGTGGGCTGATGTCCTTAGAGGGGTATGCAGCGGGCGGTAAACCTGCAGCGAAAAAAGCATCTGCGAAAAAAGAATCTGCGGAACAAAAATCGGCACGTATACAAAAATTAATAGACTCAGGGAAATCCTTAAGTGCGGCAGATACGTCTTTTATGCAAAATTATACTGACTCAAAGGCTAATAAATGGTCAGGTAATATAGACCCTAACACAGGACAAATGGCTTTAAGGCCTAGAGGGGCTACTGAGTCCTCCGCAGACTATAAAAAGTACGTAGATGAGCAAGCTAAAAGTGGGTATGTTGCTGGTAAATCAGCAGCAGAGACTAAAGCTGATAAAAATTTAAAGAATACTTTAGGTACAGCAGGTAAAAACGTCACTGCCGATACTACGCCTGTGTACGATGCAAAAGGTAATATAACCGGGTATAAATCTACAAATAAAGACTTCTTAGCATTACAAGAAAAGGCTAGAAAATTACAAACTCCAGAGCAATTTAAAACCGCTACGGATATGTATAAACAGTCTTCAGCAGGACTTACAAAAGCAGCAGGGTATAAACCTAAAGACATAGCCGCACAAAAAGCTAAGGTGTCTACTATGCAAGGGGCTAAAGATGTAAAAGCCAACAAGCTAACCCAGTATCAAATGGAAGGGCCAGATGATGTAAAAGCCCCTACTGCTAAAACTAATCAAATGAAGGGTCCTAAGTCTTGGACGGATCAGGGTACTGCGGCTAAATATATGAGCCCCTACCAACAAAACGTAACAGACATACAGAAAAGGGAATCTAATAGGGACTATCAAAAAGAGCTTAATAATTTAAACGCCCAGTCGGTACAAGCAGGTGCCTTTGGTGGGTCTCGCCAAGCTATACAACAATCAGAAGCAGCTAGAAACCAAGCAATGTTGTTGAATGATATTCAGGCTAAAGGGCAACAAGAAGCTTATGCATCAGGTATGGGTCAGTTTACTAATGAACAAGGTCAGCAACTAACCGCAGGGCAAGCTAACCTATCTGCCGCACAACAAACTACTCTGGCAAATCAAGCAGCTTCAATCCAAGCTATGATGGCTAACCAAGGTATGGACTACAACACGGCACTGCAAAACCTACAAGCCCAAATGGGTATTCAAGGTACTCAAGCGGGTAATGATTTACAAGCAGCATTGGCTAATCAGCAAACTCAACAGCAAACGCAGTCTACCAATATGGCGGCTCAAAATCAAGCTAACCAACAACTTACTGCGCAACAGTTAGCCGCTCAACAAGCCAACCAACAAGCGGGCTTAACTGCTAACCAACAAGGTATCGGTGCTCTTCAAGGCGTAGGACAAAATGCTTCTGGGTTAACAAGCACAGGCACAGCACAAAACCAAGCGGGTCTAGAGATTTTAGGAGCACAGGGAAAAATAGTTCAAGCAGAACAAAATTTAAGCCAGCAAGGTGTAACTAACAACCAACAAACAGCTCTTAATGCTCTTAATGCTACTAACCAGATTAATGCGGGGGTTCTTGCGGGGGTTAACTCGCAGCCTGTAGGGGGAGGCACTTCAGCGTCTACAAATACATCTAACCCAGCTAATGCTTTTGGGGCTCGTGGTGGTCTTATTAGAAATGGTAAAGTTGTTCAAAGAGGTAAAAAATAATGAGTGCTCCAGTAGTTAACCAAGCTTATAGCCAACAAGTTAATCAAGCTTTTGATTTGTTTAAGACCTTTACCCCCCAGCAAATGCAGCAAATGGGACAGCAGGTAGCACAAAAACCTAACTCTCCTGAAGCAGTAGCTTTTGCAGGTGCAGCTCAATATCAGAAACAAATGAAAGCTCCACCACCTCAAGCACCACAAGGTACTATATTCCAACAAAGGTTGCAGGAGTTTCAACAAACTTCACCACAAGGACTACCTTCAGTAGGTGGGAACCAAATGGCTATGCAACAATCTGCTCAACAAGACCCAATGCGTAATGCAGGTATAGGTGCAGCCCCTGAAAACATGCCAGCTCCACAAGACCCAATGCAAGCTGCTACAGGTGGATTAGTTGCACTAGCTCATGGTGGGGAAGTTAGGCGTTTTGAAGAAGGTGGGTATTTTGGTAGTTTTAATGACTATGGTGAAGAGTATCAAAAACAACTACAAGGACTAATTCCTCCTCCAAGTAGAGAAGAAGCCTATGGTACTGTCTTAGAAGAAGATAAACTTAAATTAGATAAAGACTTAGCTGAGAAGAAGTCTAAAGAACACACAGGGGATATAGGTCAACAAATAGACTTAACAGATAGGGAACAACCCCCCATTATATCCATGCCAACAGATAAGGCTAAAGATAAAATTACTGACCACCAAGGCATGGCGGGTTTAAAAAAGAACCTATCTAAAGGCGAGGTAAATCCTAGTTCTTATGATGCAGACGCCGCAGTGGCGACTATGTTAAATAGTCAAACAACACCTAAGTACAGCGAAGCTCCTATAGGCAAAGATGATGTAGTGCATGAAAAAAACCCAAATAGCTCAGCGGCACGTAATGAAGCCGCCCCAACTGCTTATCAAACTCTAGAAGATATTATGAAGTTTAGGGGTGAAGAAGCTGATATGTCTGAAGAAGTGGCTATGGCTAAAGAAGCGGCTAGAGGGGCTAATAAAGATAAATGGGGCACCGCTCTAGCTCAGGGTATAGGTGGTATGCTATCTGCTCAGACACCATATATGGGGCAAGCTCTAGGTGCGGGTCTTCTGTCAGGTGTATCTGGCTATCAATCAGGAGCTAAAGACGAACAAGCGGCTACTAAAGATTTAATGGCCCTACAAATGGCTAATAAGAAAGCTGGGCTACAAGGACATAGAGAAGCTGCTGATATTATTCTAGCAAAACAAACAGCTATTGACGCTGCAAGAGCTTCTACTTATAACAAAATGATGGAAGAGCAGTATAAACAGGGACTTACACACAAAAATGCCGTAGACATTAAAGATATGGAGTTTGACAACGCCAGGGCACAGACTATACTAAAAAGCCTGTTAGAGTCCAAACCTACCGCACACCAAGACGAAACATTATATATGAAAGCAGTGGATATTATTAAAACAAATAGCTTGTTTGAGAAATTAACAGATGCCGAAATAATGGAAAAAGCCCAAGCTTATGTAGACTCGGCTAAAGGACAGCAAGGAGAAGGTGACCCAAGTACTGCTCAACCATTTAAAAGCTTATCTAACGGGATGCGTATATTACCCCAGCAAAAATAATCCTTTTTATAACAAAACTTTTCGTACGGATATAGCATGGATAATGAAAAC